GCGTAATCACACGCAACGAGGCGCGCGCACGTCTCGATTTACCGCCACTCGCTGGCCTTGACGCACCGACGCTCGCGTTGAACATGGGCGCGGGTGGCGGTGCGTCGAACATCGGTACAGACACATCCGCAAACGCGATTGGAGACTTCACAACATGAGCGAATGCACGCGCGCAATTCAATCAAGCAGCTTTCAAGGTGGCAACAACCTCACCGGATACGCCGTGCTATGGGATTCTGAAAGCCGAGATATCTTCGAGGTGGGGCGAAAGTTCACGGAGAAGATCGAGCGCGGAGCGTTCGGCGCTCTTGACACCGCAGACGTGAAGCTGTTCTACAACCACGACTCGCGCATGCCGCTCGCGCGCACGAAGTCCGGAACCCTGAAGCTCACGCAGGATGAGCGCGGTCTTAAGTTCGACGCATCCTTGCCGGACACCTCAGACGGTCGCGACGTGCGCGCGCTGCTTGAGCGCGGCGATCTCACGGGCGAAATGAGCTTCGGGTTCTTCGTTGAAAAAGACGTGTGGGCAGGAAACAAACGATCAATTCAGTCTGCTCGGTTAACGGAGATCAGCATCGTGCAAGACGCTGCATATCCGAACACTCACTCAGCGCTGCGGCATGTTGCCGAAGCAGAAATTGCACTGCGACAAATTGCACTTCGTCGCCGAACTTGGATGTGACCTATGAAGACTTTGATTCAACAGCGTGGGGAAGCCCTTCACGAACTTCGCAGCACTCTCGATCGATGGGAAGCCGCAACAAATCAACCGACGCACACTTTCGACAGCAAGGCAGCAGCCGAGCTCCGCGAGAAGGCCGATCGCATGGAGACCGACCTGCAGCGTATCGAAGCTGCCATGGAAGTTGAAGTTCGTCAGAGCAAGGCTGCAGCGAAGCAGTCAGCGCTCGCAATCCCACAGCATGAGAGCCGCCTGGCTGCAGGCAGTGGCTTGCTCACTCGCGAGAGTGCCGACTACTCGCGACGATGGTGGAACGCAGTTGCAACGGGAAATCAGCAAGAATTCCGCGCGCTAACCACGGGCACAAGCAACGCAGCAGTCCCAGTGGACATGGAACGCCGCATCGTTGAGAAGCTTCAACAAGTCAGCGTGATGCGTCAGCTCGCAGTGATCAACTCGATTGATTCCGATCGCAAGATTGCGCTTGAAAACGCTTTGCCAACTTCCAATCTTGTTGCTGAAGCCGGAACAATCACAGCATCGGATCCAACGTTTAGCACGCAGATCAACATCACCCCGTTCAAGTATGTGTGTGCTACAACGGCATCGATCGAGTTCCTCCAAGACTCAATGGGCATCGGTGGCATCGGAACTGCAGAGGCGTACATCGCACGCAAGTGCGGCACGTCGCTCGGCCTGAAGCTTGAAGATCAGTATCTCACCGGCACAGGAACTTCACAGCCCAAGGGTTTGAACGCATGGATCACGCAGGTGACAGATCTCGGCGGCGCTGCAATCACCACAGTGACGGGCGACAACATCATTGATACGGTGCATCTTGTCGGGCCGCAGTACCGCAACTCACCGAAGTTCCGATGGGTGTTCTCGGATACTTTCCTGAAGGTCGCTCGCAAAATCAAAGTCAGCGGATCAAGTAACGAGTACCTCTGGAAGGCATCGGAGAACTACTCTGACATCCGCGACGGTGTGCCTGGCACGCTCTACGGCGTTCCATACGCGATCAACCAGTACATGCCAACGGCAACAGTCAACGCCAATACATTCGCCGCCGTTGGCAACTTTGACTTCTTCGAGATCTTCGATCGCACTGGAGTGACTTCGCTGATGGATCCGTACTCCAACGCTGCCACCATGCAGGTCGCAATGTACTTCTACCTCCGCACTGATTGCTGCGTTACGCAGCCTGAAGCATTCGCCGCAATCACCTGCTGATTCTGCATCTTTTCCCCCAATGGGGGGAGAAGGGAGCCGATCCCCTTCTCCCCCTTTTTAGGTTCAAGCCATGGTCGAACTCCCGATCTCAATTGATGTGCTGCGCTTGGCTCTCAAGGTCGAAGTAGCCGATGACGATGCCGAGCTCTCACGGCTCGCCGTCGCTGCAGGCACGCACATCGAGAGATATACGGGGCTTCGACTTCGGAGCGCAACGCGCACGCAGTATCTGCGAGCGTGGGAGCGCACGATCCTCGTGGAGGCTCCGCTGGTCTCGATCACGTCAATCACCTACACGGACACCAGTGGCAACCCACAGACACTGGCAGCTTCGGAGTATTGGATCGACAAGAGTCAACCGATGTGGGCGCTGATGTTTGATTCGCCGGATCCGTTCAAGGAAACCACGCAGCCACTCGTCACCTATGTGGCGGGATACACGCAAGTGCCAGGCGACTTGCAACACGCAATCGTGGCGCTCGTCGGTGCGTGGTACGCGAACCCCGAAGCGCTCACGGTTGCTTCAATGCAAGTGCTGCCGAAGTCGTTTGAGTACTTGCTTGCGAACTACTCCACGAAGGGGCCGTTCTCATGATTGGAGCCGGAAGACTCCGCTTCGTGGCGACACGAATGACTGCAGCTACGGCGCAGGATGCGCTCGGCGGTCGCGACGATGTGTACACGGCTGGCAGTAGTTTCCGTTGTGATCTTCGCGATCAGGGCGCGAGCGAAACCGCCTACGCCGACGGCGTTGCGGTGATTCGCAACTTCGAGATACGGGCTCGATGGAACACCGTCGAGAACATCGGACTCACTGAGATTGATCGGTTGAGCGTGCGTGGGAAAACGCTTCGCATCGAGGCGATCACGAACCTGGACGAAGCCGACCGGCTCGCAGTCATCCAATGCGTGGAGGTTGACTGATGGCAGTATCGTCACTCGAAGAAGCCATCCGTGTGATGATGACCGGCAGCACCAGTCTCACACTGGTTCCCGACGCACGCATCACGCACGCGAGTCGCGTGCAGAGTGCAGTGCTGCCAGCCATTACGTTTGAGCTTGACTTGATTTTAGTGCAGTCAATCGGCAGTGGCCCACTGTTCCAAATGTCGCTCACGGTTTCGTGCATCGCGGATACGTCAGTCGATGCGCTCGCGATCGTCGCACAGGTTCGACTCGCGATCCGAGCGCTCGGCGGTTCGACTGTTTCCCCCTATGAGTTCTTCTCTGCGATCTACACCGGACACACTATCGAGGCTGTGCAGGTGTCGGAAGGCGACGAGCACGCACCGATGATTGCGAATGTGACTTTTGATCTCCTCTACGACGAGTAAACACCATGGCAAATTCATCAGCAATCAGTTCAGTGACATTTAATTCTGTGACCGTCGTGACCGTTCAAAGCGCACAGATGACTTCTTCGCGTGCGACGATGGAGGTTACCGAGATCGGGGATAGCAACGCGAAATTCCTCTACGGCGTGATCACTACCACAGCATCGCTCGAGGTCTTCTTCGATAAGGGTGACCATCAAACGATGGCAACGCAGATGTCTAGCGCTACTGCAGCCGTTCCCGTCACAATCATTTGGAACACGGGCGAGAGCTGGACGGGCAGCGCCTTCGTGAACTCGATCAACGTCACAGCGGCAGCGGGTGACGTGGTCAAGGCCACCATCGAACTTCAATTCACCGGCGCAGTGACAATCTAATGAGTATCTCCGACGCACTTAATCTCAAGCCTGAACGTATCACGCTGCAGTGCGGCAGCGTGGTTCTCCTTCGCCGCCCGACCCTGGGCGACGTGATCGAAGCGCTCGAATGCAATGCCAAATCACCGGCGCTCGCGAACGCGCACATGCTCGCTCGGCATGTGCTCGACGAGAGTGGTGGCACGATTTGGGCTGACTCATCCGCTGCGCTCTCGATGCCGGCACGCCTGGCGCAAGAACTCATACCACTGATCGAGGCGCTGTACCGCGAAGGCCAGGACTGAGCGCGGCATCGAAGGGGCTGCTCGATGCCGCTTGGAAGATTCAGCCTCCTGCAGAGCTTGGTGCGTTTCATCTGAATGTGATCTTCAAGACCGTGAACTGGCAACATGAGGCGCAGAAACTCGACATTCTTCGAACGAAAAACAGGGCTCAGCTTTAAGCCCGATGCGTTTTCGATAAAGCGAGTAATGGAAGCTTTAAAGGCTTTGCCGAAGGAGATTGGCGAGAAGGTGCTTCGCAGTGCTGCAAAGAAATGGGGGCGCAGCATGGTGATGCGTATGCGCCCACTGGTTCCGCGCGGTCATCAAAAGCAGCAGCGCTTGTGGAAGTCACTCATCTCATCCACGAAGGTCTACAAGAAGAAAGGCGCCTTTCTTGTGTACACGATGGTTGGCACGCATTTCGACCCAAGCGCTACCCGTCGCACCGGCGGAGCTGGCTGGCGTTTCTTCTTCACTGAGCAAGGCTCGCACGCATACCCAAAGGGCTTGAAAAATCCAACCGGCAAAGGGCCAGCGTGGCGTAAGGGCATTCGCAACCGTAAAGGCGTACTCCGACCTGGCAAGAAGATCCTTCTCGGTATTGCATCGACTGCTGCAGCCACATGGGAGAAAGCGATCATCGATGACGTGCAGGCTGTGATCAAGGAGAAGCAAGCCAATGGCTAAGAAGGTATCAGCGCTCAATATTCCGGTATCTGTCGATCCGACTGCAGCGGAGCGCGGCTTAAAGCGCATCCAAGATCGGATGAACCAACTCGGGAAAGCTGGTGGGCAAATCGGCGGCGCTTCGCTGGGTGGCCCGATCGGGAAACTTGGCGGACTCGCAGGCGTAGGCGGCGGCGTGGGTATGGCTGCATCCGGTGCAATGCTGAGCGCGGCAGTGCTCGCGGCTCCGTTCATGATTGCCGACAAACTGCTCACATCGATGGCAGAGAGCGCGAATCGCGCGAAAAACGCGATAGCCGAGTTTGACAGCAGCGGAAAATCGGTACGCGATTCAATCGGCGTGGTCGAACCACTCGCGCGACGGCTTGCGGATTCATCAGGGCGTTTAAACGCCAACGCAGCTAACGCAACGGGATTCTGGGATACGTTTTGGGCTGCTGGTGCAGACTCGCAAGGCCGAGCCGGTGCTGCTGAAGGCTGGGCTTCGTCAATGATGAACGAAGCAAAAGCGCAGACTGCGAAGTTTGGTGCGATCCTTGGCGGCAAGTCACTTGAAGAAGCCAACATCCTCGCGGACATGGCAAGCGCGCCGAGTGACGCAGCAGCACAGGCATACATGCCGGAACTTAAGCGAGCCGAAGAGGCAAACAAAAACAACAACGGCTTCGTAAACTTTGCTTCCGGCATTTCGGAATATGGAGGGGCAGGCATCCTCATTAACTCAATAAGGGGGATCTTCGGATGATTACAACGGCAAGCTACAGAGCCTACGAACTCACCGGACAGATGCAGATCACCGGCATCGACGGGCAGTCGAACATCACCGAGACACGGTGCATCGAGCGCATCGACGGCGCTGCCATTAACTGGCCATACGAGCACGATCAGATGATTACCGAAGGCGCATTGGTGTCACCAGGTGACAACTACCCTGCCGACGCTGCGGACACGATCGAGGCGTACATGCTTTGCAACAACGTCTCGATGAGCCCGATGCAAAAGGGCAAAATGTCCGCCGCAATCTCTTGGACTACTCGATACACATGGTGCAGAAACGCAAAGACGGAAACAGGAGCGAGCGCCGGTTCTCTTGCTGTGCGGATCCCAACGATTCAGTACCTTGCGAAGCATCGCAGTGTGCAGACCTATCGCCGTGGATGGACTGTGGTTCCACCGGCTACGCTCGACATCAGCGCCGAGATTGGCGGCTCGGAACTTTCAAGCGGTGACAAAGGCATGCCGGTGCATGTGTCGCAATCACAGGTTCGACTCCGCATGCTGATCGACACGGACGGGCAGACGCTTCTCAGCGCAAACACCGCAGCCATGGCATACGTTGGCAGGCGGAACTCCGATACGTTCCTCGGGTTTACGGCGCAGACGCTCGTCTGCGAAGGCGCTTCGATCAACCATATCAGCGCCGAGTATTACGAGCTAAACATGGAGTACTCTTTCGATGAGTGGTACGAGCACACGCAAGTGCCGGATCTCGACATCGATGGCAAGCCGAAGCGTGCTCCAGGTGGGCAACTTCTCAATGTGTACTGGAAGCGCCCAAACCGCACGGCGGTCACCTTCAACAGCATCTGGCCTGCGGGAGTTGAGGGTCAAGTGATCCGACGTGTAGCGGAGTTGGGGACGTACTACTGATGTCGTACCTCGCTGACCCAATCCGCAGAAGTGGCGACGCAATTGCGCGCGCTGATGCTTCGTTCGAGCCACATCCAACGAACACCGGCATGCTTGCGCGCATCGTGTCGAGCGCGCTCATCGCTACAACGGTGAATCGCTACCTCTACCAATGGGAAGAGGCGTGGGTAGCGGGTGTAGCTCCTTACGCAGTCGTTGCCAAAACTAACGCACTCAGTGGCGCAGCGCTCTCCGTGAGCGAGCTGGGCAACGGCATCTACGTTTCCTACGGCGTGACCTACGGACTGATTCCAACAGGCTTTGCGCCGGTGGCAATTCCAAACGGCACGCCAGTGTGGATCGTGCCGAGTCGAAAGAACAACGGCGAGCTCGTGTGGCTCATTCTCAATACCCAAGCAATCGACGGAACCTGTGACGTATGAGCGTAACCAAACCAATCACCATCGACCATGACGCACCAAACTCGCAGACGTTTACCTATGAGATCAACGGCGTACCGCCGAATTTATCTTCGGGTTGGACTTCGACGATGCACTTCTGGCGCTCAGGAGTATCGTCTACGTTGCCTGCTGAGTACACAGCAACCCAAGCGAGCGGAATAACGCTCGGAGCGCTCGGAGCGATCACCGTCAACTATGTGACAGTGCAGACGGGGCTTGATGCCATTAGCACGCTTGATGCAAATTGGCACTACGTTCTCGCGATCCGACAAACGGGCTTTCAAAACAAGCAGATTCTGAGTGGGCCATTCACGAGGCTTCAACCATGAGCGAGACAGTCACCTGGTCAGATCCCTGCGACACAGTCACCACGACAAGCTCAAATGTAGTTGTCGAAGCTGGCTGTCCGGCTCCGGCAACATCGATCGCGCTTTCGGGAATTCTGCAGAGCGGCGCAGTTTTGTATGACTCGATCCAGTGGGACGGAACCGCATGGGTTGCCGTCGATCTTCAGGCAAGTGCTAATCGAATCGTGATTGAATCCGATATGAACACCCTTGCGGAGTTCACATCGTTTCAGACTGGATTAGGCGCGGGAAGTTCGTTCCTCAATTCATACACGTTTGACGGACGAATCGGATATCTGACATGCTCAACGGGAAGTACGACTACGGGCTTCGCGGGTGTTGGCACAGCTCGGAACGATGGCATCGTGCTCGGCACATTTGCCACGGATGTCTGCGACATCGTGCGATTGCCAATCCTTTCCGGTGGAACGGAAACGTACTTCGTGGATTGCGGACTTACAACGAACCGCACTGGCGGCGCTTCCGCGCCAATCGATGGCGTTTACTTTACCTATTCGCACGGGCAGAACAGTGGCAAGTGGCTGTGCTGCTGCATGAGCAACAACACGCTCACATCTGCAGATAGCGGAATCACTGTCGCCGCGAATACTTGGTATCGCTTGGACATCAAGATCGGCACAGCAAACGCACTTTTCTACATCGACAAAGTGCTTGTTGCGACAGTCGCGGGAATCCCGATTGGAACCTCGCGCACCACGGGAAAATCGGCACTCATTCGCAAGTCCGTCGGCACGGCTTCGATGAGTGTCATTGTCGATTACCTGCACATCATTCAGGGCACAAATCGATGATCATCGACAACATCACAACGCTTCTCGGCTTGATGACAAGCATTCTTGTAGCGGCTGCTTGGCTGCACAATTCCCTTGGAGCGCTGAGAACCGAAGTACGAGTGCTGCAGACTCAACTCCTCAACTACGATCACCGCATTGCGCGGATCGAATCTGAGATCATCTCCCTACAGAAAGACAGACTATGAAATCTTCATGGCGAACTACGGCGGCTGGTGTTGGTGCGATCCTCGTGGCTGTTGGCGCTGCGCTCGGCGCTGCGTTTGACGGCAACGCCGCGACGAACGTGGATATCGCAGCGCTTACCGCTGCATGCATGGCAGGACTCGGGCTAATCTTTGCTCGCGACAACGGCGTAACCAGTGAATCCGCAGGAGCAAAGTGATTGAACGAATCGCCGCTTCCATCGCGCTCGGCATCTTCGATTGGCTCGCGAAGCGTGCTGAGAGAGGGTCTACTGCTATCGATGCTAGTAGGGATACTCGTACTCTTGATCGGGCTGCCACTGCTCTTCGCTGCTGGCTGCTCGCGCACGGTGCTCGTACCGGAGTCAAGCCCGATCCGAATCGGGAAGGATTGCCGAAGTAAGGTCTACACGATGGTCGAAGGCGAGTGGATCGAGAGCGCGAACACAGTGCAGATTCCCGAGGGTTGGTATTGCGTCCCTCCTTCTTTCGTGGAGGCGAAATGACGAACCTAGCTGCACTTTGCTGCTGCGGTGGAACGTGCGCGTGCGCGCATCCGATCTGCGTGGATGACTATCCACCGGCGCTCTACCCCTCGATCGGTCGCCCTATCTTCGTCACGAATCCGCAGCACTACGCAGGCACTCTGTGGCCTGCATGGTGGAACGGAATTCATCCGAACGCGACCTTGACCGTCAGTATCTTGATCGAGGTTGATCCGCCAGTAGGCGCGACAATGAAGCTCGAAGTGTCCGGCACGTTGCCACTTGGCGGGACGAACGGCGCGCAGCTGGTCAACATCTTTGAGGACGATTGGAGGGCGTACCCTTCGACCCCGTGCGGCCCATGGCCACAGACCGTCGTGCGCTGCGGATCAGCTGGCTTGCCGGATGCGCCGATTGCTGAAAACACTGGCGATCCTGCATGGTGGCCGTACCGGAATCGATACTTGGTTCCGCAGTGGAGTGGGCCGATCAAAGTGTCAATCGATGACACGGCGTACACGTTGCCGGTGACGATTAACTACCCGATCGCAGTCGTGGGTAATCACACAACCTGCAATCGCACCGGCTGGCAATATGGTGCTACAGAGGGTGCATACGGCTTCGATCTTTGCATTCTTGGTGCGACGGACATTCCGACGGCGCTAAAGCCGATTGGCAAGCTCGGCACAATGTCAAAGGTGTGGCTCGCGCCAACGGGTGATTCCGTCGCCTGCCCAAATACATGCGCGAAAAACTTGCAGCTTCGCGTGCTTCGTGGCATTACCTCAGAGATTGCGGCAAACGAGGTGCTTCGACTCGGCAATACACAGATCATCAATGAGACGGGAACGGAAGTCATCGGTGGCCAAACGTGGGCATACACCGCCACGATCACGATGACCCCGAATAATTGGTGCTTACTTGATCCCGGTTGTGGCTGTATCCAAAGCTACTCAGAAAAATCGATGTGCGTGATGAACGCAGTCGTGACGATCCCAATCAATGACATCTGCACCGGCGCTTCGACTGCAACGGGAACCATGATCATCGGGCTCGTGGCGCATGATGATGTCGCCTACCCCACATGGGAGAACACTGGCGGCTATCTTGGCTGCAGACCATTTGAGGCTGCAATGCCGTTCGCTGGTCATGTAGACGTGCCATACCGCAACGTTTTTAACTACCTTACAAACGGCGATTACTTTGACGGCACGCGCTGGACTCGGAAGATGCCTGCTCCAGTGGCAACCAATCTTTTTCTTCCACCGCCAGGCTGTGGATTTTCTAACCCCTCTTTTGGTGGCGGCTGCACTCCTGTGACGTTGCAATCCCCTCCACCTTTTGATTTTTTCTGCGCCACGCTTTCCGATGATCCTGACAATCAATTTGGCCGCTGTGGGCAGATGATGCTTGATTTTCCCTGCGGCATTTCGTACACGGTTGATCTCTGTCCTTCTAACCAACTGATTATCTATCCTTGCAGCCCAATGACAATCTATTGGCCTGCCACGACAACATGCACACCGGCAGGCGTACACACTCTGATTTGTCTCGGCGCTCCAACCACCGGCACGGTGGCAATCACATGACCTGCGTGCGCCTTGTCGAGGGGAAGTGTTCGCTCGGACTCTTCGGCGGCACGCCGAAGCGGATGCAGTGCGCCAGCTGCATGAGCTACTCCGGAAATATTCGCGGCCTCGGAGACATCGTCGCGAAGGTCACCGAAGTGACGGGGATAGCAGCACTTGCGAAAAGATCAGGCTGCAATTGCGGGGAGCGCCGAAAGAAACTAAACGAAATAGTCAAACTAAACGCTTGACTTAGTGCGGATCTGACCGATGATTAGGCAACTCTTGAAAGGAGCCTAGTCCCATGTCTCAGATCAAAAACAAGAAGTCACGCAATTGCAAAGATGACCGACGTGCTCGCTATGCAAGGAAAAAGGCTCGCGCCGCAGAGAAAAATAAGGCGGCATCATGAAGCGCCAAACCATTGAGGCGCTCTGTTGGATCCTCGGCATGCTCCTCCTCGTCGCAGTCGCGACACTGGCGGGGCCATGAGCACCCCATACCGACGCTGCTGCACTCGCGAGTGCGAGAACTCCATTGAGGTCTGTGAACAGTGCTGTGTACGAGACACTGCGACACACCTCGCATGCCTCCTCTGTCCGGCATGCTTGGCAGAAGGTGAGCATCAATCACGCCGTCCACTGCATACGTCGCGTGCAGCATGGGAGCAAGGGATTACGGGGGATCAATGGAGAGATTCGATTTGATCCTTGCTATTTTTTTCACCATTGCCATTTTTGCGTTAATTGCATACGTTGGGTACGTCATCTACAAGGGAACACATGGAACGAAATAGACATATCGACTGCATCGCCATTCTTAAATCTGTCATCGAGTCTGGAAGATCTGAAACCGATTGGGGCGCTTTGCTCAATCACGGTCTGAAGCTCCTCGATGCCACCAGTCCCCCCGCTCATGGCGGAGGCTCCTTTCCCGTCGCGAGTGGAGGCAGTGCACCCGCTGCCTCCACTCCGGCGGTTGAGCCATCGCAGACAGTTTCGGGGCTGCTCGCGAACCTGCAGATGATGGCCTCGAAATCGGGAGGCACATTCTGCAAGTTCACAGTGAACGGGACTCACATCGCATGCTTCGATGATGGGGTCAATCAGATCGTCCCCATGATGCTTGGTCAGATGGTGACTGTTGCGTGCGCTTGCAAGCGAAGCGCATGTGGGAAATTCATCAACCGCTCCGCGAAGTCGATTCAGGCTTCGCAAGCACCTTCACCCTCCATCCCTGATCAGGACATCCCATTCTGATCACAGAATCCATCCTAAGCCACGCCGACCCATGTGGACGGGCTTCCGAGAGTTCTTGCTGCTCTCGGGAGCCTTTTTCATTCCATCGGCTGAGATCGAATCGTAGGGGCTCAGATCTCACCCCCTCCCCCCAACCCCCCTACTCCCTCTCTCCTCTCTCTCTCTCTGCACTCTCTCTCTCTCTACTCTCCCTCACCCCCCAAGAGAAAACCCCCTGCAGGGGTTTTTCTCTCCCCCCACCCCCAAGGTTCAAAAAAAACGGGTGGGTTTTGGGGGCAGCGCGAGCGCAAAAGCGCACGCTGCGAGAGGGGCAAACAAAGACCGAAAACCGCCTACCGGAAAGAAGAAAAATGAACGTCCACGAACGACTAGATTTCACCGCGACGATTGAGCAACTCTACCCCTCGACTAAGTGGCCTCATGGAGCGATCCGAGAGGAGTACCAGCAGCGGATTCTGTCGCTCGATTATGAGCGCTGCAAAGTAGCGCTCCACACCCTGAGAGCCACCTTGACAAAGTGCAAGAACTTCGCTACGGCTCACTCGACTTTTCTCAGAATCTACGCCAGGAACCAGGCGTCGAACGATGCACCGGCAGTGCAATCAGACTGCTATTACGTCCACTACGATGAGACCTACCTGGATCGCACTGGCACGATGGAGGATGGCACGGTGTATCCGATCGAGGGCTACTACATCAACGGTGACAGATCCCGACCTATGGCAATCCCAGTGGTGAGTGGGCCATTCAACAGCGAGAACGCCGCGAAGGCGTTCGCGTTTTCGAGGAACGGACAAGTGCGCGATGCTCGCGCGAAGAAAAAGGTGAGCGCATGAAAACGAAACGACGTAAGTTGCTTAAATCGAGATTAGTTGGTGGGCCAAAAGATGGTGCTCTTGTGTGGCAAGCGTGGGGATTCGACGCGGAGCGGCCGCGAATGCTCGATGGCACTTTTGTGCCTGGTTCTTATTGCATGGTGTGCATGGACGGGACAATTTCGGGAATCCAATGCATTGGCATTTGCATGGTGCATCGAAGTTGCGGCGACTACAAGAAAATCCCATACCGATGTTGTGTGTGGGTTAAAGCCCCTATTTCGGTTATCAACAATGACGGCAAGGATGTTTTTAAGAAAATGACATTTCCGGAGATCACTTTTCAATGACCAACTCACGCGCCAAGGGCGCTCGAAACGAGCTGGGCGCGAGCGCCGCTCTTGCCAATCTCGGCATGCAGGGAGTCCGGCGAGCAGTCCAGTACTCCGGTCGCACTGGTCAGGCTGATCTAGTAGCGCCTGGGCGCTGCCATATCGAGGTCAAGTCCCGCGAGTCCATCGCATGTATGAAGTGGATGGATCGAGCGGTAGAGGAAGCATCGATGACCGATGCTCACATCGTGCTGCTCATGATGAGGGAAGATCGCGGAGAATGGTGCTACATGGTTCGCCAAGAGGATGCGTTGAGGTTCGCCAGATGGCTGCTGCTGTATGCGAGGGATCCCGATGCCAAGGCCGAAATTCGACCCGACATTCAAGGCCCCTAAGGCCATCAAGGAGGATCCCATTCATCGCCTCTCAGGCGGTCGATGGACTGCTATGGCCAGCCTGTACCTACGCACACATCCCATGTGTGCGGTGTGCGGACACCTCGCGCATGAAGTGCATCACATGATCACCCGTAGAGATCGACCTGATCTCATGTATGTGTGGACGAACCTGCAAGGGCTGTGCAAGGAGTGCCACAGGGCTCACCATGATCAGGAGCACAGACGGGGGGGGTAGGTTTCGTGACCCCCTACCCCCTTTGGTGT